GCACAACCTCTGGGGCTGGGTCAGCCCAGCTCCTTCCGGTTGACGCGGGTTTGGGCGTAGACGGTGAGGATGCCGTTGGCGCTGTTCTCGCCGTAGCGGTAGTTCCAGATCGACTTGACGGTCAGAGAGAAGCCCTCGCCGGAGACAGTGCCGCTGATCATGTTCTGGTCGTCAACGTGAAGCTCAACGTCTGTGATGGTTTCGCCGTCCTTGAGGCCCTGGTTGATCTTCTTCTCCAGGGTCTTCACAGCCTTGACCTGCTGAGCCTCAATGGCCTCGTTGACGATCTTGGTGCGGAGATTGACGGCCACCAGCTTGCGGACAGAGCCTTTTTCAGGAGACCAGCCATCTGCGTAAGAGCCGGAGCAGAACGCTGGGAGTGTGAAAAAACGGGGCAGCTCTTTACGGACGTAGGTGACGCTCAGATAGTTGCAGGTGTTGAACGCAGTGAGGACCATCTCGGTTTTGATGGCGTTCTCGAAGTGGTTCTTGATGGAAGCGGGAAGGGTGAAGGCTTCGGGCTTGGTGGCGGTGATGGTCACGGGGTGGTTGACTGAACTGAGCCAATCATGACCCCCGCCTGCTGGGTCTGTATAGGGGATTGTGCAACTGTTTGGATTGTCACAGTGGCCCCTGGACGTTCCCCTGGTTCGCAGTACCTCTGGCTGGCGGTCAGCTTCACCACGAAGCAATCGTCGGCAAATGCCGCCCCGGTCAGCCCATCAAGCAGGCTCCGGCAGCACTTGTCGATGTCGTTTCGTTTGACCGTGTAATTCCTGCGGGCTGATGGCAGCAGGTTGCCTTTCGCCCCAAAATCACCCTTAGGGCGCAGAAACCGGAACTCAACGGTCACGCTGCAGGCTTCCTCAATCAACTTCCCGCAGGCAGCCAATGCCTCAGTTCTTACGGCGTCTCTCCAAGGCCCGACACGTTTTGAGGCTTCTCGCATCCCGTAATGGGTGCGAATTTTTGATCCTTGCGGTGCGGCTTCGATACCTGAAATTTCGATGTCGACACGCATAAAAAAAAGCGGGGTTCTCTAGGCCCCGCTCGGTACAGCTATGCCCCTCAACGCTAAATCATGTCGTTTATCCCGCAAGGCGTCCCGTTTACGTCACTTCCGACAGCACTACGCGGAACGCTTCAGCCCAACCAGTTGGCGGTTCTCTGGGTCATCCAGACCTACGCCGGAGCTAACGCCGACTGCTGGCCATCCATCAAAACCATCGCTGATGGTGCGTGTGTTTCTGTCCGCACTGCTCGCGCTGTTGCTGGGCAGCTGGAGTCCATGGGGCTCCTACAGCGTGAGTCACGACGAAACGATCGGGGCGACTGCTGCACAAACCTCTACCGAGTCACGGTGAATCACCTGGCCAACGTGGCCCCACCGTCCTTTGACCCCCCGGCAGCTCGTGCCGTACCCCCCGGCATTAAATGCCGGACCCCCCGGCAAATAGTGCCGGACCCCCCGGCAGGAGATGCCGCCGAACTAAATACAAGGGAACTAAATACAGAAGAACTAAAAACAGCCAGTAAAGGTTCAAAAGGCCAAAAACGCGGACGTTTGAACTACTCGCCGGAGTTTGAGGCCTTTTGGAACCAGTACAAGAAAGCCCCTAAGCGGGCACAAGGCGGCTCAAAGGCCGAGGCCTATGCCAAATACAAAAAGCTCTCCAGAGACGTGCAGGAGGCTCTACAAGGCGCTTTGAGGGCCGCGATCATGGATAGAGCCAAAGCAGAGCGAAACGACGGCTTTGGGGCGTTTTTCCCGCATTGCTGCCGTTGGCTCAAAAAGGGCTACTACGAAGACTTCCTGGAAACTGCCACAGCAGTCCCTGCCAAACCCAGCCACCTGGCCCATCCTGGGGCTCAGGAAGGCGATCCCTTCTAAACCCACCCCTGGCCAATGACTTCATCCCATAAGCGGTCCGCCTTGGACCGTGACGCAACCTTCTACGCCCCGAAGGTCTCTTGCTTCGCCTGTTACGACACTGGCATCGTCACCAATGGCGACGGGCTCCTGAACCACTACTTGCCCGATTACGACGCCGAAATTATCGACGGCAACATCCATCGGCATGGTGGCTCCGACTTAGCCGTTATCTGTCACTGCGTTGCCGCTTACGACGCTCAGGATTACGACGCCCAAACCACCCGCGCCGGGTTTCGTGATTCCACAGGTGTTCGCACAACTGACACCAACGGCCGACAGCAGGCCCTGGGCGTCAACGTCGACAAGGACATCATTCGTGAGATTCACCGTCAACGTCGCGCTAACTGGGAGGCCACTGCACGCGATCTCAACTCGTTAAGGCAACAGGTGCGCTCTGGCCTCAATCCCCAGCTGCCTGGATACATTGCCGACGTGAAAGAGCAGCTCCGGAACGTTGAGCAGCTCCTACCTTCAATCGACTGAAATGCCCCCTCTGTCCATCAGGCAGCAGCCTGTCGTCTCCAGGCTGTCTGTCCTTGTCGATGAGGCCAAAGCCGTGGCCTCCGCCGTCCTCGATAACTCAATCGATGAATCACGGCCTATACCTGTCGAAACTCGACAACATCTCTGCAAACAATTTGCAGAAATCAATGCACTAATCGATCGCGCTTCTCATGGCTAGAGTCACAATCACCCTGGAACAAGAGCAGCTCGATGCCTACAAGCGCATCGCTCAGCTACAGCTGAAACCGCTCTCGTCTGTCATCACTGACCACCTGACCAGTTCAGACTTCAAACCATCAACCGCCCAGCTCTACAAGGCCGCGGCCGATGTTCACTACAGATACAAAGGTTTTTTGTCACGCGATCAGGCGTTTCACATCACCTCCGTAGCCCTTAATTCACTTCACCAGTCTTCCAAGCCCTGTTAACGTCGGGGCATGGCTGCTAAATCGACCAATATAGAAATTGACGAGCGGATAAATACCGTTTACAAACTCTTATTGGAAGGCAACAGCAGAACTCAAATCCTGCAATACGGCGCGGATACCTGGGGGCTACGCACCCGCCAGATTGAGGAGTACATCAAGCGGGCTCGTGACCACCAGCGCCTGGACGCTGAGCTGGAGCGGCCCGAATGGCTCCACGAATCGCTCTGTGCCCTTAAGGACATCCAGCGCAAGGCCACCAACAAAAGCCAATACAGCACAGCCCTGAAGGCCATTGAGCTGCAGGCACGACTCCTGCGCTTCGAGATGTCATGAGCCTGGTTGACGACATCTGCGAGGCCGTGCCGCTCACGCAGTTCGCCACGCCACCCTCCGCTCAAGACACTGACGACATCCTGCGGCGCATCAAAGCCGACCTGCATCCTGGCCAGCTGGCCTTCGTTGAGGACACATCGACACAGATCCTTGGCCTGACTGCCGGATATGGGGCGGGCAAAACCGTGGCCCTGGCCGCAAAATCTATATCTCTGGCAATCCTGAATCAGGGCTTTACGGGCATCGTCATGGAGCCCACCTACCCGATGATCCGTGACATTTGGAAAGCCACCTTTGACAAATACCTAGAGCAATACGGCATCCCATACACCTACCGGACCAGCCCGCTGCCGGAGTACGAATTACACCTGAGCAAACCGACACGGATCCTGTGCCGGTCGATCAAGAACGGGGCCTTCACCGCGGTAGGTGTGAACGCTGCCTGGGCCTGCTTCGATGAGATCGACATCCTGCGCCTGGTCGATGCTCAGAGCGCGTTTGAAAAGATCCTGGGCCGTTTACGGGAAGGCAACGTGCGGCAGTTCGCTGTAGCCAGCACCCCTGAGGGCTTCCGCTGGTTGTTCCAACAATTTGGCAAACCTGAAATGCAGGAGCGGGAAGACCGCAGGCTCATTAAGATGCGGACGGCGGATAACCCACATCTGCCCCCAGACTTCATCGAACGGCTGCAGGAGAACTACGACTCCGCAAGCCTCGCCGCTTATCTCAATGGAGATTTCGTTCTCCTAAACAGCACGCAGGTATACGACCGATTCGACCGAGCGAAGCACGTCATAAAGGCGGCCCCGGTCAATCTCGACAACGAACCGCGTCATTGGGGGATCGACTTCAACATCGGGAACTGCAACGCCGTCTGCGGTGTGCGTCTGGGCAATCAATTCCTGATCATTGACGAGTTAAAAGCCCATGACACAGATGCCATGGCTTCAGAAATCAAGCGACGATGTGCGCACGTTTCTGCCCCTGTTTATGTCTACCCAGACGCATCAGGCGCAAACCGCAGCACTAATGCCGCGAGAACAGACATTGAGCTTCTGCAGATGGCCGGTCTCTCAGTCGTTGCCGGTAAATCGAACCCTCTCATCCGTGATCGGGTGGCTGCTGTTCAAGCTCTGCTGG